GTCCGTTAGGACCGTGCCACCCAGCCTAGCTTATATCCTGTCACACCGTCGCGAGGGATGATACCCCCGTTATTGTATGGCAGGCCGTAGCAGGCTGAAGCTAGGATGACGTCGGGCTTAAAGTTCTGCCATGAGACCTTACGGAATCTTGCAGGCCTGTACACCCGGACGTATCTGATGCTGCTCCGCCACCGGATGATCCAGTAGCTTTCGTCGTCATGGAGAACGAGATCCCCAAGGTCTTTTGGACCACGGAGACATCGAATCCCGCTAGGTAAAGCATCAAGAATGCGAAACCAAGCACGACGAACACTCGGGAATAAGGGACCAGACGCCTGTCTGATACCATTCGCGAGAGAGATGAGCTGTTGCGGTTCATTCGGAGACTCCTTTAGATAGAATGGACGGACGTCCACCCCGTCGAAGTAGTCACCACCACAACTTTCCTTGAAAGGTCCATCAACAAACGTTTTGCGTTTGTTAACTTCGAAACCAAAGAAACTCAAAGCAGCAATCACGTCCCTTGCACGTTCAGTTGGTACGATGATATCATCACCGTATACCCAAACGTTCTCACCCGCCTCCAATTTTTGATCGGAAGTAGATAAGCCCAAGACCAAGGAGAGAAAAACCAAGGTCTCAAGTTCAAAGGTGAAACCATTTCCCATACTGCTGAATTTCTCCAGCAAGTACCAACGGCCGTCGATTTCAGTCCGGGAGGACCTAAGATCGAACAAAGCCGAAGCCCATTTGGGGGGTAGCAAGAGAGTTACCAATTCTCTGCAAATGGTGTCGCTAGCATTCGAAAGATCAATGGTCGAGAATCTGCGGTCTTTAGACGCAGCACAGGCGACCTGCCTGTGTATAGACTGACCATCCTTGAGGTCTATCCGAAACTTTTTGAGGCGCTGCCGCATATAGCGGCCATACCCCAACTGGAAGTAGACATTGAGAGAGGGTTCGATGCAAATGCCTCGATCCTTCTCGCAGTCCTTCGGAACCGATGTGAATCGATTTCCACGGACAAACTCAAGCTTTCGACCCGATGCGGAACAGGCTTTCGCCCAGAGCGTGGCTCCCCAAGGGAGAGCATACGCCCAAGCACCGGAGGTAAGGGTGGGTTGAGAGGACATTTTATCGGGGATCGTTGTCAACAGTCCCCTATCGCCATACGTGGCACCCGGACCGAACCGACCATCAGAGATGTCGGGGAAAGGTCCAAGAATGGAGGCAACTATTTTCCGAACTCTCCTGATATAGGAGAGAACGCCCTCAGACGTCTCACCGGAGGAAACCCCGGCAAGTGCGTCAGTGTAGGGAGCTAACCTCTGATTTGTCACAAGGCACATCTTCTCACTCTTATGGAAGTTCTCCACGGCCCGGCCTCTACGGTCGAATGTCGTGGGGAGATCAACCATCTTCCTGAGCAACTCAACAGAGAGAGCATCCTTACGGTAGCTCTCCGCATCGAGATAATGTGCTGGATCAACGCGGCGTTCCGCTACTTGATCCCACTCCTCCGCCTTGACGAGCATTGCCGTCGCTAGGCTTCGGGGTGTGGCGAGACCTTCACAGAAGTGAATGATCGCGTCTTCAACGGATGTTGAAAGAACTGACATACTGGATCCCCCTTAGGTCGGCGCGAAGCCGGCTTTGAAGGAATCCTTCATCAGAGTCGAAGCAAACAGGTTCAGCGATTGAGAAACCGCTTCAGCCAAGTCTGCATCCGTCATGTTCAGGGGGATCACCCCCGACACGGTCAGATTGAATCGATCTCCGACGCTGGTGATGCCAGTGTCTGTGCTCGTGACAAGGCTCGGATAGCTGTACGATCCATTCACCCGTCGAGCCGTCTGCGTGCCGTTTGATTGGCTTGCGAGACGAAGTTCGGGGTGATGGGCCGCAGCAGCGCCGACCGAGTTGGAGCGCCAGACCGCGGGGGACTTATCTCCCGCTGACTGGGCCACCGCCGTGTAGGTGATGTCCGTCGTTCCGTCATTTTTCTTGACGGTGATGTTGGCCATGGTTGGCATTGATGTCTTTCAAAGGTTGTTCATCAACCGGAGCACACCAATCGACTTTAAAGTCGTAGGGTACCATCTCCCACGGAATCGTTTCGACCTGAGGGTCTGGACGACGAAGGAAGGAGAGGATCCAGGACAGAAGTCTCATAATAAGCTCCTAAGAGGACAAACGGAGAAGACACAAACGGAGTCCCGGGGAATTCCCGGTATTGGAAAACTCCATCAGTGCTTCATCTGCTGGATCAGTAACGCAATAGCCGTAGCTCCGCGCACTGCACTAAAGCCCTTAAAGGGCTTTACGGCCAAGGTCGGTCCTGGAATGGAACCGATTGTACGCCGTACATAAGCACCTCGAGACTGATCGTGGCGGCCGTAGCCCCAGACCTGACTCTTAGTCGTAGTCTGGAAACGAGTAACGTAGGTGTCCTCCAAGGACAAACCTGCGAAGTCGGTGCAGGAATTAAGAACATTCCCGACATTGACGAACCAATCAACAACGAAGCTGAAAGGTACCAGTTCCCAAGCCACGCTCAATGGGTTTATGAAGCCCATCGATGAAGCAAGCGCCAGGTTCGGGTTAGAAATCCGAACACGGGCTCCAATCGTCACGTGACTGTCAAAAACAATCTCCTGTCGAAAGAAGCTATTACCGGAACCACTTGTGTCAGTGATTCTGACCCTGTCAGAAGCTCTGCCCTTCACGGTTTTTGACCCGAAGTCAGAGTTGAGGATCTCGATAGAAGCGCCAATATCCTTGATCGCGGGTTCCCATCCGAAATGGAACTCTAAGAAGTTGTTTGAAAACTGCTTCTTGCGACTAACGCCTCTCGGAGCTGAGCCAAGGCCCAGTTCATGAGCGGCGCCAAGGAAGTCGAATCTCTTGAGCTTCTTAACGAAGCGGAGGAGTTGAAGACCCCTCTTTTCAATAGACCCGACAGATTGTTTCCACTCTGCAACGTTGACAGCCCATTGGGCTTCGTCACCGAGACGAGACTTCAACTTCTCGTAGGCCTTGTTGTAAGGGCCAGCAGTGTAGGAAAACTCATAACCCGGGACAATTGACACACCGTTGTTAGCGGGCGATTCACTGTCCTTTAACACCTCCGCGATGTCAAGTTGAAAAGCCAGGGGAGCCTTATAAGGGGCTTTCTGGACATTCCAGTAACAATCACGAGTGTAATTTACAGCACGGTAACCCCAGTCTGTGGGGTTGCCTAGCTGCTGGTAATAAGTGTGTTTTGTCATAAAAGTCCTTTCTAAAGGGACTCTGGGTTGCAAGTCCCAGTGGCAAAACGTTGAAGCGATGCAGACGGATCTCTACTCCGGGTCGGAATAGAGCTGCACCATTCCAATGATTTCCTTACGTTCGGAACCACAAAAGGTTCACTACTTGCTTGGAAATCAGAAGGATCCCCGCGA